GGCTTTCTTACCTTGTCCGTCAGTCAAGTGATACCAGGCGAGGGCAAGTTGAGCGGCAGGATTTTTTTCTGCATTTTTTTAGGTTAAGTTCAAATTGCTGTTGAAATGTCTTCCGCTTATGAAATTGACATTGACGAATTGAAAGAAAAACTTCTAATCGCGAAAAAAAGACTTGAAGATTATGAAGATGAAGTTGTATTAGAACGACTTGTCCTCATAAAAAAAATTCAAGAACAAAAAAAAACTATGCGGTAGCGAATGTCTTAGAGAGCTTAACAAACACTTAGAAATTTGTAACGGAGGATACGAGAAAGATCACCCAAATTACAGAAGACCTTATTACAAGTGTGAAATGAGATCGGTTTGTTATGAATGTAAGAAAAGTGAAAACATTGAGAATAATGGAAGATGTTCTCATTTTTATGAGATTGAACATCTTGAGAAAGAATTGGAAAATATTAAATATCACAAGGACGAATTGGAAGACCAAATTATTAATTTGGAAGTTGACTACGAAAGAAAATTAGCCATAAAAGAAGGGAGATATGAACAATATATGGAGGATTTAGATGACTATTTCAATTGAATGTAGAATATGATATATAAGACTTTTTTCAAACGCATTTATAGAAATTTCATTTACATTTATAAATGAAATTATTAATAGACAGAACAGATTACGATGAAACCATACAACTCGCAAAGAATATAAATCAACCATATCAAAAACCTGTCATTTTTCACTGTTATTGGAATGGGATATTGAACGAAAAACATGTGTATTCAATTAAATCTTGTAAATATTTTCATGATAGACACAAAATCATATTGTGGTTAGAAAATAATATACCGAATCAATACAATGAAGAAATAAAAAAGTATGCTGAAATCAAACATTTTTCATATAACGATGAGAAAAAGGAAATACTAGAAGACTATAATCGTAATTACAACAAATCAACTATCACATTCTATTCTGATGTAGTTAGAACTCTTCTTTTATATAATTACGGTGGGTGCTGGTTTGATTTAGATATTTTTTTCCTAAGAAGTTTTGACCCTATCTTTTTTAATTATGAAGACGAGATATGCGTTTATCAATGGGAAAACCAGAATTATCCAAACAATGCGATATATATATCTTTACATCCGAAATCTATGAAAATGAAAAGGAACATTGAATTTATCAGAAATCGTAATCGCGGATTCGGTTTTAGCGAAGCGGAATTGACATATGATTTACCGCTTGATATGCTAGTTTTGCCTTGTAGCTGGTTTGATGGTGACTGGATACAAAATCCATATAATATTGGAACCGAACGATTTTTTGAACAAACTGAAAAAAAATATGACTTTAGTAACTTTTTCAAGGGGTCATTCTGTTATCATTGGCACAACAAGTGGGATAAGATTCCCGACTTGCTAAATTCTAAAATTCAATGGACACATCTAGTTTAATTTTATATTTGTGAATGAAATATAAAACTCGAAAAAAGTAAAAATAAACTGTAAAATAGGTTCTTTACAATACAGGGAATCCAAGCGCCATTTTCAGTATAAAATAGAACAATACATAAAAATGAAATACCTCAATTTTCAAAGAGGATTAGACTATATCTTAAGAATTTTTTATAAATCCCAACTACCATTTAGTCGTTGAACCTTCTCCATATCAAAAATGACTTAGGAGCTTGGATGCGGATTGCCCAATTTTCTAATGTTTTTACTATGCCCACGCTGTTATGCTTGGTTCCAATAGGTATATTTCTATCCTATGGTAGTAATTAGAAACTCTAAGGGGTTTCCCGCAGTTTGATAGTTTTGCCTACGATATTTCCATAGACTAGCCAGTTATATACAAAGATTTAACATAAAATCTCTGGTGATAATTTACACTGTTTTCCTACAAAAGAATTATCACATCTTTTGTAGCAGCTGACTGTTGGAGGCACGCTTGGCAGTTTACCTCCAGAAACTCTGATGATGTTGTTGTTAATGCATGTTACTACGAATTCAAAGGTTTGACTTTCGTGGTATCCAGAACCAGTAGCTCCATTACCAGCAGCAGCAAGTACTGCTCTCGGAGATGCTTCAGGGACGATGCTGACATTGGTCAATTTACCGTAATTTGTTGATCCCATCGGATCCAAAGCCATGAAATCAAGGGAATATGAGTAGGAATGGAATCCGATGATATCAGGGATGGTAGGAGCGTGATACCAAGGGTTAATGAGAGAGAAGTAGTCAGAACCCATTTGAGTAAGTCTGTTAGTATTTTCATAGATAAGAGAAGTTTGAACAATAGGATCAGCAGCAAGGTCAGGGAAGAAAGTGATGAGAGGACCAGAACCACTTGCAGCAACAGTAGGAGATGAGGTGGAATAAATGGACCATTCAGATTTACAGGAGGTATTTCTGACAGCGAAGAACAAAACCTTGATAGCATGAGAGAATCTGATATCGAAGCTTTGAGAAGTAGAAGTACCAGGACTGAAGGTATAACGCGGCGCAGTTTGCACCTGTTCGACCAAAATATCCCTAGGTGCACAAGCCATTCTCTTTCTTTCGTCGTTAGAAACAATTGCGTAATTCGCCCACACTTGAGCAGTCAAAGAAGGAGCACCTTGAACCAAGTCAGTTGCAGTAACTGGAACGCTGTTGGTTTCCTCATCATCATAACTCAAAATCAAAAGATCAGTAAAATCTCTGAAAGAAAAGTTAATTCTCATTTCATTGTAAGGAAGAGCAGCAGTAGGAAGAGCTACACCAGAATCTCTTCCATAGAAAAAGGGAAGAGGAAGATTGAGGGTGTACGAAGGAATTGCAGTACCACCCACGTGAGGATCAGTTAGATCACTAACGTTACCAACCATGTTATCATAACCATTTCTCTTGCTTGCAGGAACAGTAAAAGCAGCCCAGAAATCAAGATGGTAGTTATCAAATCTAGCAGCAACCAAATCATTAAAGGTTATGCTACATTCCTTAATGATATTGTGCATCAAGTTTCTTGTCCATCTAAGAGATCTAGCAACACCAACAGTACCACTATTTGCAGCTGAAGCAGAGGTTAAAGTGACAACAGGAGTTGTCAATCTCAACCAGGTTTGAAGTAAATAATCACCAGCACGAGAGATGCTAACAGACCAATCTTGGGCAAATCCAGGACTTCCAGAAGCCTTGGAAAGAACCACGGGCACCTGTGTAAACCAGGTACTTTTACGAGTTTCGCGGACAAAGTACGCAGTGGCATCAGGGCCACCATACATATACTTCTCAATCTCGTCGAAAGTAGCGAGATCGATAAATCCAGAAGTTACATTTGAAGAAGCAGACATTTTTTTTATTATAGTAAAGATATTTTTTTACAATTTTTTAAAAATTACGTGTTAGAATACGATTTATTGATATATATTTATATACTTTTTTGTATACTTTTAATGGTTATTTAAAAGATTTTCTTTATTAAGATGAATTATAGGCTCAATTTATGTTATTTTTCGTTATAATAATAATATAGTTTCGTAGATTGTTTCTATAAGAAAATAGATTTCTATATTATTAATCATCGTTGTAGATTTGTATTTAAAATAAAACAGATTTGTATTTAATTAAAGAGATTGTAATGATAAAGATATTTCTATTGTATTCAGGTAAATACATTTTTATTTCTATTGTATTCAGGTACATATGATAAACCAAAAACTAAGTATTTAAGGTAGTAGATTTTACCGACTACCTTAAATCCATAAATTATAGATATAAAGGTATGTCGTTTTTCTAAACGTGTTTATTTTTTTAATATCCTATTTAAAGATTTGATTTTTAAAATAAAATGGAATTAGTAAATCAAATCGATGAAACAATCACTTTTAACAAAAGTGATATTCGTGTATTAGGAACGCATAATGAACCTTGGTTTGTAGCAAAAGATATATGTGAAATTTTAGAATTAAAAGATGTTAGTAACGCATTATTAAATATTTCCGAAAAATGGAAGGGTACGAAAGTTATTCGTACCCCTGGTGGAGACCAAAATATGCGTATAATTAATGAAGCAGGTCTTTATAAACTAATTATGCGTTCAAATAAACCAATAGCTCAAAAATTTCAAGAAGTAGTATGTGAAGATATTCTTCCATCCATAAGAAAAAAAGGAGAATTTAAATTACAAAAGATGCTTGAAGACAAGGAAAAAGAAAAATTACAATTACTTGAAGAGAAAATTAAAATTGAAAAAGAAAAAGCGAATAAAGAAGAAGAAATAGAAGAGTTGAAGTTAAGAATGGATAAAAAAACCAGAGAAAAATATGAAAAGAAAAATTGTGTTTATATTCTATCAAATAAATTATATC